TGTAAGTTGGAAGGTAGATGTTAGCTTTAATGGTAACAGGCATACTGCAACTTGCACTACTGAAGAAGAAGCTAATGCAAAGTACAATGACTTAAAAGAAAAGTTAGTGTATGGACAGCCGATTGATTTGAAGCAGAGAAAAGTGTGGACTACTCAAGACGCTAAAGATTATATATGGGAGCATGAGTGGAAAGATACTAAATCAAAAAAGACTACTCTTATTAATGTAACTAGTGTTCTTAATTTTTTTGGTAGCCATAGATTATTGTCAGATATTGACGATGATTTAATAGATGAATTTATAGATTATCTAAAAAGTACAGGGTTATCTAATTCAACAATCAATCGTAAACTATCATGCTTATCCAAACTGTTTACTTATGCTATGCGTAAGCGCAGACTTGATACTAAGCCTTACATACCATTCTTTAAAAAAGCTAAAAGTAGAAAGCGGTTTATATCTCCCGAAGAAGAAAAGCTACATTTAGATATAGCTATTAGATGGGGTATGCACGATGTACATGACTTTTCTATCTACCTTGTAGATGGTGGCGCTAGACCTTGGACTGAAGCAATTAAAACTAGAAAGCAAGATGTTAATTTTACCATGAACACAATATCTTTATGGCAAACAAAACAGGATACACCTCGAACTATTTTTATGACTAAGCGATTACGAGAAGTCATGGAAAGAAGAGTTGCCTTGACGCAGGATAAAACATCCCCGTTATTTGACTTCAAGCAAACTTATTACAGCGATAATTTTAATCGTATTAAAGGGCAGATGGGGCTTGAAAATGATAAGCAATTTATACCCTATACTTGGCGACATACTTGTTGTAGCAGATTAGCCATGCAAAATTTAAACTTAGTTAAGATTAAAGATTGGATGGGTCATAAATCTATATTGACCACAATGGAGTATGCTCACTTAAATACTGCTGACTTAATAGATTGCGCAAAAGCCTTAGAAAATTTCTAAATAGATTATTTATCTTCTAGCTAAAGTTGTATATAAAGATTGCATTGGAGTTGCAATCAGCTTGGGGATATGGCGAAATTGGTAAACGCAATGGACTTAAAATCCATAGTTCGCAAGGACTTCCGAGTTCAAGTCTCGGTATCCCCACCAAAAAATTAGACTTAAAATCTATACATAGTTCTAAACTACCTCGTAGCAATCAGTAATATTTATTTAATTCAATTAGTTGTAGACATAACTTCGCAAATCAGCGATAGCTACTAACTTGTAGTAAAAAACAGTTTCAATGCAACAAATTTTTATAATGTTGCAATGGAGGAAAGGGATATGATGTTCGACTACCAAAAGATGTTACGCAATGAAGCTCTCGAAGAAGAGATGATGTCTATAGGTATCAAAAGATACCAAAGTTTAGTTAATAATTCAGTACAGAAAAACCAAGAGAGTACCACCAAGTATGGCTTGTTACTGATACAAGGCAAGATTGAACCTTATGCTCAAGCTATAAAAGATTTTATTGATATGGTTTATGATGGCGCTAAAGGTCGTAGGCATATCTCAGCTAAATATATTAGCCTGATTGACCCTGATATTGTAGCCTTTATAAGCCTAAAAGCCATCATGGATAGCATAACCCTAGGGCAAACACTAAACAAGGCTTCTATCCGTATCGGTTCGGCTTTAGAAGACCAATATAGATTTCAGAACTTTAACAAACAAAAGGGTAATTTGTTCCGTAAGATTGCTAAAGATTTAGAAGCCAAAAGCAACTACCGATACAAGAAGAGAGTTTTGACCCATAGCTTAAATAAATTTGATGTAAAATATATTGATTGGGGAAGCGTTAATAAACTCCATGTTGGGGTCAAACTTATAGAATTAATGATTGGCTCTACAGGCTTAGTTAAAATTGTAATGAAAAATAAAGGCACAAGAGGTCGAAGCGATACGCCTAAATATGTGGAGGCTACTGAGCAAACAATGGAGTGGATACAAGGTAAGAACGAACACAATGAAATACTACTACCTGCATTTACGCCAACTATCATTCCTCCTAAACCTTGGCGACATCCATTCTCAGGTGGTTATCATAATCAGAATATAAAAAGATTACCCTTTATCAAAGTTAGAAACAGAAATTTTATTGAAGAGATAAGTAATAAAACACATGAAATGAAAGTTGTTTATGACTCGGTAAACAAACTGCAAAGTACCGCATGGACTATAAACAAAGCTACATACCAAGTATTAGATTATTGTTGGAATAATAATACTGCTATGGGTAAGCTACCGAACAGAGATGATTTACCCCTACCGCCAAAACCTTTTGACATAGCTGATAACCTTGAAGCGAGAGTAAATTGGAAACGCAAGTCAGCTAAAGTTTATGAATATAATGCTAAGTTAAAATCAAAAAGATTGCAGATACAAAAAGTTATGGAAATAGCAAACAAGTATCAAAATGAAGACACAATGTATTTTCCTAAGAACTGTGATTTTAGAGGTCGTATTTATGATATACCAATGTTCCTAAATCCAAGCGCAAATGATGTAGCTAAAAGTTTATTAGTTTTTGCAAATGGAAAGCCGATTGGAACAGATGAAAACTTACATTGGTTAGCAATACATGGAGCAAATTTATTTGGTAATGATAAAGTTTCATTAGAAGAGAGAGTAACATTTATTGATAAGCATACAGAAGAAATATGCGCTGTCGGTAAAGACCCTCTTAATTGTGACTTTTGGCAGAAAGCCGATAGCCCTTGGCAATTTTTAACTTTTTGTTTTGAGTTCTATGAGTTCGTAAAGAGTGGATACAGTTCAGATTTTATTACAAGATTACCTGTATCTATTGACCACACTAATTCAGGTGTACAACATTTTTCAGCCATGCTTAGAGATGAAGTTGGAGGGGCTTCAGTTAATTTAGTACCAACAGAAAAACCTGCTGATATATACCAAGATGTAGCTGATTTAGTTATGCAGAAACTTGAGGCAGATACTTCTGTATTTGCTAAACAATGGTTAGATTTTGGTATCAATCGTAAGACAACTAAACGAGCTACTATGGTAAAACCTTATAGTGGTACGAGACAAAGTTGTAGGGAATATATTGAAGAGCATATTGTAGAACGCTACGAAGATGGTGAAACACATCCTTGGGGTGATGATTTATTTAAGGCTAGTAATTTTTTATCTAAATATGTTTATGACTCTATAAATGAAACCGTAATAAAAGCGGATGAATGTATGCGATGGTTACAGCAGGTAGCCAAGTTGGTAGCTAGTGAAAACTTACCTGTAATCTGGACAACACCTTCTAATTTTCCAGTATTTATGAGTTACTATGATATGGAAAGTCGCAGGATTAAAACTAAGATTGGCGACAGTACAGTAAAACTAACTGTTAATACTGAAACTAAAAAAATTTCAAGCAGACGAGTTTCGTCTTCAATCAGCCCAAACTTTATTCATTCGTTAGATAGCTCGATGTTACAACTGGCGGTGGTTCTAGCTGATAAGAGAGGTATTGAAAGTATCTCAACAGTACATGATTGTTTTGGGGTTCTATGTTGCGATGCTATCGAGATGAACAAATGTATAAGAGAGGCTTTTGTAAATATGTATGAGAAGCCTGTACTAGAAAATTTTAGGGATGAAATAGCAAAGATGTTAAGCCCTAAAAATAGGTTAAAAATTCCGCCTATACCATCTAAAGGGAATTTAGATTTGAACTTGGTACTTGAGAGTGTTTTCTTTTGTTCATAATGCTACGAGTTCGTAGCTATTAAGTACCACTATTAGACAATCAACCAAAGGAGGTAAATATGTCTGAGCAATACGCTAAAATCACAACACCAAAGGGTAAATTTATATACCCTCATTTAACTAAACCTGACACTAAATTTAATGTGGATGGTGAATATCATTTAGTTCTATCTCTTCCTAGAGAAGACGCTAAAGATTTAGTAGCTAAGTTAAAATCTGAAGCTAAAAAATCTAATGAAAAAGCAGGTGAAAAAGCAAACAAGAAAGTTAAAGCTAATAACAATCCTTTCTCATTAAATGATGATTCACAAGAAGTTGAATTTAAGTTCAAGCTAAAAGCAAAAGCTAAAAGTCGTAAGACAGGTAACGAGTGGGAACAAGCCCCTGCTATCTTTGATGCAAAGGGTAAGCCAATGCCTAAAGGTAAAAGTATTTGGGGAGGAACTGTTGGCAGAGTAAACGCTGAAGTAATACCTTATTTTACTCCATCCCTAGGTAGTGGCATAACACTTAGACTTAAAGCTGTACAAATTATTGACCTTGTAGAAGGAAGCGGAGGAAGCAAGGCAGATGATTTTGGTTTTGAAGAAGAAGAGGGTTTTGATGCAGGTAACGAGACAGCAGTTGAAGCATCAAATGACGATGAAGTATTAGACTCAGGTTTTGATGAAGACGACTTCTAATACATATCGTAGTGGACTTGAGGTAAGCATCGGTAAGTTTTTTACAGAAAAGAATATCCCCTTTCAGTACGAAACTTTAAAGATTGATTATCTCAAGCCACAACAGAAAAGTTATTACAGACCTGATTTTATTTTAAAGAATGGAATTATTATAGAAGCTAAAGGTCTCTTTACTACAGCCGATAGAAAGAAACATAAGATTATAAAAAATCAATATGGAGATAAATACGATATTCGTTTTGCTTTTTCTAATAGTACAAATCGAATTGGTAAAAAAAGTAAAACTACTTATGCGAAATGGTGTGAACATTATGGGTTTCAATATCATTGTATTCGCACAACAAAAATTCTAATACCCCTAGATTGGATAACAGAAGATGCCAAGAAAAAAGACTGATTATATTTTTATACATTGTTCCGCAACAAGACCTTCACAAGATTGGGTCAATGCAGATGAAATAGATAAATGGCATAGAGCTAGAGGGTTCTTTTCTATTGGTTATACTTATGTAATTTTACGAGATGGAACTATAGAAACTGGCAGAGACTTAGATGCTCCGACTGCATCACAAAAAGGTTATAACCATAATTCAGTTTCTATATGTATGATTGGTGGTGTTACTGAAGATGATATTACCGTAGCAGAGAAAAATTTTACAGAAGAGCAATTTGATTCTTTGAAAAAAATTCTATTAAAGTTACAGGGTATTTATCCTGAAGCAAAAATAGTTGGTCACAATGAGTTTAGTAAAAAAGATTGCCCAAGTTTTGATGTACAGCAATGGCTATCGGAGATTACTTTATGATGGCACAAGAAGACTCACAATTTTTAAGACATGAGAGTTGCCCTAAATGTAGTAGCAAAGATAACTTAGCTAGATACTCAGACCATGCTTACTGTTTTACAGATGGCTGTGGTTATTATGAAAAGAATGGAGAAGTTATAGATGCACCCATTAAACAAATAAATACAAATTTACTTAAAGGCGATTACATTGATTTAAAGAAAAGAAAAATTAGTGAAGAGACTTGTAGAAAATTTGGTTATCAAGTCGGTACTTACAAAGGTAATAAAGTTCAAATTGCACCTTATTACAATAAAGACAGACAACTAGTAGCACAACACATTAGATTTCCTAACAAAGATTTTAGATGGTTAGGCGAAGCTAAAGGTGTTCAATTCTTTGGTCAGCATTTATTTAGAGACAATGGAAAAATGCTTGTTATATGTGAAGGGGAGATTGATGCAATGTCAATTTCTCAATACTGTTTTAACAATCGTTACCCTGTCGTTTCCATCCCTAGTGGTGTGGCTTCAGCAAAAAAAGTTGTAGCAAAAAATATAGAATGGTTAGAAAGTTTTGAGTCTGTAATATTTTGTTTTGATATGGATGAAGCAGGGCGTAAAGCTAGTATTGATTGCGCTTCTATCTTATCACCAAGTAAAAGTAAGATTGCACATTTACCTAAAAAAGATGCAAACGAAATGATAGTTGCAGGTCTTGTTAAAGAACTTACGGATTCTATTTGGGGAGCAAAAAGTTATAGACCTGATGGCATTGTATCGGGTGAAGATTTATGGGAAAAATTAATAGAAGACACTAAAGATTGTGATGCGGATTATCCTTTTGCAGGACTAAATAATATTACACAAGGTATTCGTTTAGGTGAAATCGTAACTCTATGCGCAGGTACAGGTATAGGTAAAAGCCAAGTATGCAGAGAGATTGCTTATCATTTAATTACTAATGACAAGAATGTTGGCTACATTGCTTTAGAAGAGAATGTTCAGCGTAGTATAAGAGGCTTAGTTTCTATTGGAGTTGAAGCCCCTATACATTTACAGGAAGTAAGAAAAGAAATTGACCAAGAAAAATTAAAAGAAGTTTTTGATAAGATTAAATCTAAATGTTTTTTTTATGACCATTGGGGAAGCATGGACAGCGAAAACTTATTCAGTCGTATTAAGTTTTTAGCGCAAGGGTGTGACTGTAAATTTATTGTACTAGACCATTTAAGTATTGTTGTAAGTGGTATTTCAGAAGGTGATGAAAGAAGAACATTAGATAATTTAATGACGCAGTTACGAAAACTAACTGAACAATTAAACATAGCATTAATTTTAATTAGCCATTTAAAAAGACCTGAAGGAAATAAATCCCATGAAGAAAATTTAAAACCAACTATATCACAACTACGAGGTTCACAATCTATAGCTCAGTTATCAGATATTATTTTAGGCTTATCAAGAAATTCATCTTCAGGTGACAATGTATGTGAAGTTAATGTTTTGAAAAATCGTTTTGTTGGTACTACAGGTTTGGCTTCTATTTTAAATTACGATAGCGAAACTGGTAGGTTATACGAGGAGTCTTTTGATGATTGATGAACCGCAAGAAACTATAACAGTTCAAGCAGGAGAGACCGACAGAATGATTATTGACGGTACTAAAGTTACTATTGATACAGGTAACAATTACTTAGACTTTCTGTTTGTATTTGGCGGTATTTTAATTCTTTATTTAGGTAAAAAACTTATAGATAGGTGGTTGAAATGACTAATCCTGACGATAAAGATTTATCAAGATTCATTTTAAATTATTTAGAAGGTGTACCGCATTTTCAATTATTAGAATCTGAAGACAAAGCACAAGTATATAAACTTTATCATAGTATTATGGATGCCTTATATTTAGTTTTAATTTATCCAAATGTATATCCATTAATAGTTGTTAAAGATTTAGACAGTTTAGAAGTTATAGATACTTGTTTAGAAAATCTTAGTGATACCATCCCTTCTTTAGAAAGAGTTAAAGTTAGAGTGGTTCATTAATGAAACTTGTATTTGATATAGAGACTAATGGTTTTCTCGATGTAATGAATAAAATTTTCTGTTTAGAAATTTATGATATTGAGAACGCTAAAACATATTCCTTTATGGATGGTCAAATAGAGGAAGGTATTAATTTATTGCAGGAAGCTGATTTAATTATCGGTCATAATATTCTAGGATTTGACATTCCTGCAATCAATAAGTGCTTTCCTCTAGCAAAATTTAAAAATACTTTTGATACTCTTGTTGCTACAAGGCTTATATGGGCTGATATTAAACAAGAGGATTTCAGACGCAAAGATTTCCCTTCTAACTTAATAGGTCGCCATTCTTTAGCTTCATGGGGCTATAGAGTTGGTTTGTTAAAAGGGGATTTCGGAGAGACTACTGATTGGTCTGAGTGGTCTCAAGAAATGCAGAGCTACTGTAAGAGAGATGTTGAAGTTACAGTAGCTCTATACAAAAAAATTTTAGGTCAAAAATATTCAGAGACTTCTTTACAATTAGAACATGATTTTGCTGAGTGTATAATAAAGCAAGAGCAACTTGGTTTTTGTTTTGATACCAAAAAAGCTAAAGAATTATATACAGAGTTAAATGCTAAAAGAGTACAACTGCAAGACCAATTACAAAACACATTCCCTCCATGGAAAAAAGTTGTAGGTGTCTTAGTTCCAAAAAGAGATAACAAAACTAAAGGTTATAAAAAAGGTGTACCAGTAGATAAAATTAAAGAGATAGTTTTTAATGCAGGTAGCAGAGACCATATAGCAGATAGACTAAAAGCAATTAAAGGGTGGAAACCAAAAGAGTTTACTAATGATGGCAAACCTAAAGTAGATGAAAAAGTTTTAAATAGTTTGCAGTATCCTGAAGCAAAACTTTTATCTGAATATTTACTAATACAAAAAAGACTAGGGATGCTAGGCGAAGGCGATAATGCTTGGCTTAAATTAGAAAGAAAAGGAAAGATTTTTGGTAAAGTTATTACTAATGGTACTGTTACTGGCAGGTGTACTCACTTTAGCCCCAATGTTGCTCAAGTATGTTCATCTAGTGCAAAGTATGGTGTGGAATGTAGAAGTTTATTTACAGTACCCGATGATTATTTATTGGTAGGCGCAGATGCTTCAGGACTAGAGCTTAGATGTTTAGCATCTTATATGTCCAAGTTTGATAAAGGCGCTTATGCTAAAGAATTACTTACAGGTGATATTCATACTGCAAATCAAAAAGCAAGTGGATTACCTACTAGACCTCAAGCTAAAACATTTATCTATGCTTTCTTGTATGGAGCAGGTGACAAAAGAATTGGTGAGATTGTTAAAGGTAGTGCCAAAGATGGCAAGTTATTAAAACAAACATTTTTAAAAAGAACACCTGCATTAAAAAAATTAAGAGACAGAGTATCTCAAGTCTATAGAGCTAGAGGGTTTTTAGTTGGTTTAGATGGGAGAAAACTTTTAATTAGAAGTGAGCATAGTGCTTTAAATACATTACTACAATCTTGTGGTAGCATCATTGTTAAAAAAGCTACTACATTATTACACAAAAACTTATCACATTTAAAACATGGTGAAGACTGGGGCATGGTCGCACACATTCACGATGAAATACAACTCCAAGTAAAAAAAGAACTAGCTGAAGAAGTTGGAAAGATAGCTGTTCAATCAATAAGAGAAACTAAATCACATTTTAATTTTCATTGCGAATTAGATGGTGAATACAAAATAGGAGCTAACTGGTCAGAGACTCACTAATGGTAAAATTAAACAACGATAACAAATTTGATATTGATTTAAAGTATGGTCAGTTACGAGAAAAAAGACTTGCTAAAATTTTATTTGATAAAAAATTAGAAGTTAAAACTGAAAGAGATTGGTGGAGAAAAACAGGCAACATTGCAATAGAGATTGAATGTTATGGAAAGCCTAGTGGTCTGTCAGTTACTAAGGCTTCTCATTGGGTACACATACTTGCAGATGGTGACAAAGATTATTGTATGCTTTTGTTTACTGTACCTCAGTTAAAAAAATTAACAAAAAAATTTAAAGACAATTTTAAAATGGTTGGAGACCGTAGAGCCAGTAAGTGCATCTTGATTCCCTTAAAACAAATTTTTGAAAAGGATAAAAAATAATGAAGTTTCCTAAGAAAATTAAAATGAGTGGTTTTGAAATAAATTTAGTTTTACTAGACCATGAAATTAGTTACGAAGTTTCTGAACAGCAAGGTAGTTTTGTATCGAAACCTCCACTTACTATTTATTTAGATAAAAAGATTATAGAACGAGGAGACCGTACAAGTCTTAATGTATTAATCCATGAGGTATTACATTTTGTGTATTACCAATACCAACTGAATTTAACTAAACAATTAGATGATGAATCTAAAGAAGAGAAAGAAGTCAATTCGATTGCTAATGGTGTGATTGAAATGCTGTTGGATACAGATTTAAAAGGATGGATATTAAAAACAATGAGGGAGATTAAATGAGTCAAGAAACTACACTATTAATTGATGGTGATTTATTTGCTTTTAAAACAGCAATTAGTATTGAAGAGCCTATACAATGGGAAGATAACTTTTGGACACTTCATGCAGACGCTAAATTTGGTATAGAAAAATTAAAAGATGAATTTAATAATTTAGCAACTAAGTTAAGAGCCGATAAAATTATAGTAGCATTTTCTTCTCCAATTAATTTTAGAAAAAAAGTTTTAGATACTTACAAATCAAATCGTAAAAAATCTCGTAAGCCTATTATCTACAAAGAACTATTAGATTTTGTAAATACAAATTACCTTACTTTTGCAATGGAAGGTTTGGAAGGTGACGATGTATTAGGCATCCTTGCAACTTCAGGTGAAATTGAAGGCGAAGTTATTATTGTTTCTTCTGATAAAGATATGAAAACTATTCCTGCTAGAATTTATAATCCTGATAAGGATATGCCTGAAGTAGAAATCATAACTAAAAAACAAGCCGACTATAATTTTATGCTACAGACTTTAGCAGGTGATAGTACAGATGGTTATTCGGGGTGTCCTAAAGTTGGTATGATAACAGCACAAAGAATTTTAGGTGAACCTAAAGATGTAAAATTAATGTGGAAAGAAGTGGTGAAGGCTTATGAAAAGCAGGGCTTAACTAAAAAAGATGCTTTAATACAGTCAAGACTAGCGAGAATATTGAGAGTTGAAGATTGGGATGCGAAAAAGAAAAAACCTAAATTATGGAAACCTTAAATATGAATAGAGACAGACTAGTTGCTAGAACTTTAAAATTAATTATAGATAAATGGAGAGCCTTTTGCATATTAGGTTTTGATACACGATTGTTTACAGATAAAAATGTTGAGCCTGTTTATTTAAGAATATTTATAAAGCCTTATGATGGTACTTTAGATAAAGAAATAAAATCACATACCATCTCTCTTACCAAGAACTTAGAATATGGTGAAAGCCTTGAGTCTTTAACAGATGATTTAACTAAAGAATCTATAGTTTCTGCTGTCCTGCATCATGTTAAAAATAATTTAAATGATATTAAAGAAAACAAACAGCCTGAAGAAAAAGTTAAATTAACTACAGAACCTTACAAAAAAATTAAATAGGAGAAGTTATGTCAGAACAAGTTAAAAAACCTACTCATTATTTTAGATACAAAATAGAGCCTATTACTTTTATTATGCAGAACGAAGTTCCTTATGCTGAAGCTAATGCTATTAAGTACCTAATGCGATGGCGATATAAGCATCCCACCAAAGAAAAACGCCTTGAAGATTTACACAAAGCTAAACAATACATTGATATTTTAATTGAAAAAGAAACCCAAGAAGACGGGGAAATCATAGTAAAACTAGGAAATAAATAAATGGTTAAAATAAGTACCACTTTTAGAGGACAAAACGGTGATTCAAATGAAAATTTACCTTTAATAGATAAAAAATTAGTCATTGAATTACAGCGCTTGTTCCCCGATAAGTCTGCGGATTTATCAATGAGTGAAAAAGAAGTGTGGTACAAAAGTGGTCAAGCGAATGTCATTCGTTATTTGAAAGACCAGTACCTAAGACAACAACAATTAACAGAGTTTAAGGAATAGCTTATGTGTAAACCAAAAAGACCTGCTCCTCCTCCTGCTCCTACACCTCCTCCAGTAACACCGCCACCGCCAGTAATTAATACTACGCAAGTTAATCCTGCAAGTGCGAGTTATGACCCTCAAAGTGGAGATGCTAACAGAGAAAGACAATCAGGAAGCCTAAGAGAATCTATGAGAAGAGGAAGACAAAGGCTAAGAATACCTCTAATAACTACCGATGGTGGTGAAACAGGTACAGGCGTACAAATCTAGGAAGATATAAAATCTAATGAAAGATACGGAAACTACAGGAAAATCTGTAAGAAATAGGTATGAGCAACTAGAATCTAATAGGGAAACATTCCTTGAAAGAGCTAGAGAGAGTTCTAAACTTACAATACCTACACTAATACCTGAACAAGATAGCGGAAGTACCACTAGATACCCTACGCCATATCAAGGAATAGGTGCTAGAGGTGTAAATAATTTATCAGCTAAATTACTTTTAGCTTTACTTCCTCCAAATGCCCCATTCTTTAGGTTACGCATAAAAGATTCCGTTATAAAAGAAATTTCTCAAGACCCTCAAATTAAAAGTGATGTTGAGCAAGGTCTAGGAGAAATAGAACAGGCAATACAAACTAATATAGAAACTTCAGCAGATAGAGTAGCTATCTTTGAAGCCTTAAAACATCTAATAGTTGGTGGAAATGTCCTATTATTTGTAGATAAACAAGGTACAAGAGTTTTTCATTTAGAAAGATATGTTTGTAAAAGAGACCCAATGGGTAATGTTTTAGAAATAATTACTAGAGAATGTCTCAGCCCTTCATCTTTAGCGCCTGAAGTATTAGAACTTATAGGTGGTCAATTATCGCAAGATGAAAAATCCGTAGATATTTATACTCATGTATGCCGAATACCTAAAAAGAATAAGTATTATGTATGCCAAGAAGTTAAAGGTATTAAAATACCAAAATCTGAAGGTTATTATGATTTAGATAAATCTCCTTTTATTCCGCTTAGATGGAATAGAGTTGATGGTGAAGATTATGGTAGAGGTTTTGTAGAAGAGTATCTTGGAGACCTCAAGTCTCTTGAAGGTTTAACTCAAGCTATTGTCGAAGGTTCTTCAGCTTCAGCTAAAATATTATTTATGGTAGCGCCTAATGGTACTACTAGAGCAGGAGCTTTAGCACAAAGCCCTAATGGAGCTATAATTGAAGGTAATGCTAACGATGTTTCAGTATTACAAGTTCAAAAATACGCTGATTTCAGAATTGCTTATGATGTTATGCAAAGAATTGAACAAAGACTGCAATATGCTTTCTTATTAAATGCTTCTGTACAAAGACAAGCAGAACGAGTTACTGCTGAAGAAATTAGATTTATGGCACAAGAACTAGAAGATACTCTAGGTGGTACTTACGCCATGCTTAGTCAAGAGTTTCAGTTACCATACATCAATCGTAAAATGGATATGATGACAAAAAGTAAAGACCTTCCTACTTTACCTAAAACCGTAATACCACAAATTGTTACAGGACTAGAAGCGTTAGGAAGAGGTAATGATAAAAATAAATTAATAAGTTTCTTGGAAACTTTAGGTACAAACTTAGGTGCTGAAGTAATCCAAAAATATGTAAATCTTGACAATGCCATATCAAGATTAGCAACTGCTGATGGTATTGAAACTAAGGGTTTAATTAAAACTAAAGAAGAATTATCAGCAGAACAAAATCAAATGATGCAAGACCAACAACAAAATGAAGCATCAAGTAAGGGATTTGAAGTTGGAGGAAATGTAGCTTCAAATATAGCGTCTAAACTTGAGCCAGAAGATATGCAAAATATCGACCCTCAAGCTATTCAAGAGGCTATTTCACAAATCCAAAGTTAGGAGAAAATAAATGGTAGAAACAGTAAATGTTACGGATGTTAAAGAGAGTAACCCTTCTTTAGAAGAACAGTCGCAACAACAAGAAAATCAAGAACAAGCAAAGCAAAATGGAGACCGCCCTGAGTGGCTTCCTGAAAAATTTGCTAATGCTGAAGACTTAGCTAAAGCCTATGGTGAATTAGAAACTAAATTTAGTAACAATGAAACACCACCTGAAGCGCAAACTCAAGATGAAGTAGAAAAAGCTACAGGGCTAAATTTAGATAATTATTATAATGAATTTGCTGAGAATGGTGAGTTATCACCTGAAAGTTTTAGTGCTTTAGAAGAATTAGGATTATCTAAAGATGTAGTTGAAAGCTATATCAACGGACAAAATGCAATGGTAGATAATTTTACACAATCAATTTACAATGAAGTTGGTGGTGAAGCTGAGTATCAAAAACTTATAGGATGGGCTACAGAAAATTTATCTCAAGCCGAGCAAGATGCTTACAACAACGCTTTAGAAGGTGATATTGAAAGTGCCAAGCTAACTCTAAGAGGCATACAAGCTAGAGCAGGTTCTACTAATTCAAGTGAACCACAATTAACACAAGGTCAAGCTACACAAGGTAGAACTGATGTGTTTAATTCTAGTGCTGAAGTTGTACAAGCTATTAATGATAAAAGATACCAAGAAGACACACACTATCGGTCTCAAGTAGAGCAAAAATTAGCAAGGTCTAAAGTATTTTAATGGCTAGAGATTACGATAGAGAATACGCAACATATCAGGGAACACCTGCTCAAAAAAAGAGAAGAGCTATGCGCAACAAAGCACGAAGACTCTTAATAAAAAATGGAAGAGCTAAAAAAGGTGATGGTAAGGATGTACACCATAAAGACCATAACCCCATGAATAATTCTCTATCGAATCTTAAAATAGCTTCAATAGCGTCTAATAGGTCACGAAAAATATGATTAATATACTAGGTGCAGTAGCGCCTATGATTAATACACTTTTTAAAACTATTGATAAAACAATAGATAATAAAGCTGAAGCAGAAAAAATAAAACAAACAATACAACAACAATTATTATCAGGACAACTTAAAGAGCTAGAAGCTCAAGCGTCTATAATAACTGCGGAAGCAAGAGGTGGATGGTTACAAAGAAATTGGCGACCATTGCTTATGCTAACTTTTGCAGGACTTGTTGTTGCTCATTGGTTTGGCTTTACTGCTCCTAACATTCCTGAATCAGTACAGAACTCATTACTTAATATAGTTCTAGTTGGTATGGGAGGTTACATTGTTGGTAGAAGTGGAGAAAAAATTATGGATAAATATAAGGATAAAAAATAATCACCATCTCTCATTAGAGAGGTGACGCTATTAATCAACTCAATAGAAG